AACCAAAAACATTCAATCCTATCAAAGACAGACTGAACAAGAATAGAGGTAAGAAAATTACGGGTACAGACAGGCAAAAAGACGGTAGTTTGAAACCTGCTTCTGGTGTTGGGAAAGTCTTGGGAGATTTCGGTATTAGGTTCAATGTTTGGAAATATCAAGTAGGCAAGTATAAGTCTACAAGCGACGAAATTGCACATAAACATCCAGCAATGTTTCCTGAACAGCTTGCAGAAGATCATATAATCTCATGGAGCAATCCAGGTGATATTGTGCTTGACCCATTTCTTGGTAGTGGCACAACTGCAAAAATGGCTTTATTAAACAATAGAAATTTTATTGGTTTTGAGATTTCGGAAGAATACTGCAAAATTGCAGAACAGCGTATTTCTCAAATAAAACCTCAACGCATAGGAAGTATATAGGATTTGAAATTTCAAAAGAATATTTTGATATTGCTTGTCAAAGATTAGATAAAATTCAAAAAACTGAATAAGGAGAGTGATTAACTTGGAAAACAGATGTGTATACTGTGGGGAATATGTTCCTGAAGGCAGGCAAGTTTGTCCTAATTGTGAAGAAGGAAGTAGTATTAAAGACAGTGGAAACAGGACAAAGTTCCCAACTGGGGCAGTTCGTGATATGCACAGGGGTAAAGGAAGATATGATTTACTTCCCTGGGAAGCCATCCACGAATTAGCCCTTCATTGTGAAGAAGGTGCTTTGAAATATGGGGAAAGGAATTGTGAAAAAGGAATTCCAATACATAGCTTGATTGATTCAGCTATTAGGCACCTTTCTTGCTACATGCGGGGCATGAAAGACGAACCTCATTTGAGAGCTGCAATGTGGAATATAGCGTTCGCTATATGGATGGAAAAGAAGAAACCTGAAATGCAAGATATACCAGCAAGATTGGAAGGTGATGAAAGTGAAGGTCATTAAGCCAAGTGTTGAAATTATAGATGTATTTGATGGACTAGATGTAATAAGAAAATTGGAATTGTGTGGGCGGGTTTGCTATAAATCAGAACATAAAATGAATGATGATTCCCCTTATAAGTTCATTCAGAGCATAATCAATAGAGGACATGAATCAGTGTTGGAACACTTCAGCTTTACAGTAAAGTTTATTTGTGATAGGGGTGTTTCCCATGAAATAGTTCGCCATAGAATAGCAAGCTATTCACAGGAATCAACCAGATATTGTAATTATTCAAAAGGTCAATTCAACAGTGAAATAACTGTAATTGAACCTTGCTTCCTGGTTCCTGGAACAGAAGGTTATGATATGTGGTATAAGGCTTGTCAAATGGCAGAAGAATATTATTTTTCAATGCTGGATTGGGGATGTAGCCCACAGGAAGCAAGGGCAGTTCTTCCAAACAGCTTAAAAACTGAACTTGTGATGACTGCCAATATTAGAGAGTGGCGACATTTCTTAAAATTAAGGACATCACCAGCAGCACATCCACAAATGCGGGAAGTTGCCAATTTACTGTTGAAGGAATTAAAAGTAAAAATTCCAGTTGTATTTGATGATATTAAAGGCGTGGAGACCCCAACTTAAAGAAGTTGGGGTTTTCACGCCTTCATTCTTTGAAAATAACCCTGTTTTTATTGAAATATTGCTTGCAATAAATAAAGTAATATTCCATATAGGGTCAAGCCATCCTGTTTTCTTCATCGTCTCCATTAACGAAAGTTTCCTTTTTGAGTAACTCAACTACCAACCTTCTGATTACTTCCTGTTTTGATATTCCCTTCTCTGCACAGTAGACTATCAGTTGCTTATGTAATTTTGGATTTATCCTCACGTTAAGCTGGTCCCACTTTGGCATTTTATCACCTGCCTATAATTACCATTTACATGATAGCATGTTAGCAATATACTGTCAATATAGATATACAGTAAAGGGGGTGATTGTTTGAATAAAAAGTTTTGGATTGCGGTTAACGGTTTACTTGTGGCGGTGTTTATTATCGCTGTGGTTCTGCTAGGGATGACAATTCATCAATTCGTTTCATGGTGGGGGCTTATATAATGAGTAAAAAAGGCGGCGGTTTAGCTTCTTTTATCTCTGTTGTGAAAGAGCTTTTGCTGGATATATACAGTCTGACGCCAGGGGCAAGAGAAAAGGAGTTCTACCGAGAGGTCTTTTTCAACTGCAGATTGCGTGTAGGCAGCAGTAATGACCCTATGCTCCCCATCGTACTGAAACGGCAGACAAGGAAGTATGGGTATGATTTGGTTATCCATGTTCCGCCTGGGCTTTCTGCTATGTCATTTATAAAACGGAAAGCGGAGCTTGAACATGCTTTTGATGCAGAGATTGAGATTGAGGCAATAGGCAACCAGAACATACTCCTGCGGGTGTTTCCTTTCCCTATCCCTGAAAAGATTGACTACGCGAAGCCGGAACTGCCGAAAGAGATGGCTTTGCCGGTGCTTATCGGTTATTCTAGGGCAGGGATGATTATTGAGGATTTAGCGCAGTTTCCCCATCTCTGCGTTGCCGGAGAGACCTTCGGGGGGAAATCAACTTTTTTACGTCAGGCACTTGTAACGCTCAAACTGGAGAGACCGGAAACTGGAATATACATAATCGACATGAAGCGGTTGGAATTTTCCTTCTTTGCAAAACACTCTTGGTATGCGTACACCATGCCGGAAGCAATACGGTTGCTTGAGTACCTTCATAAGGAGATGTATGACAGGTTGGCACTCCTAGATAAAGCAATGTGCGTGAATATTCAGGAGTACCATCAACGGGGAGGGATGCTTCCTTACTGCGTGTTGGCTCTGGATGAGTTTTCGCAGTTGTGTCCGGAACTAGCGAAGAACGACAAAGACAAAGACGACAGGAAATATGCCCATTCAATGCTGGTGGATTTAGTCTGCCTTGCCCGTGCTGTAGGGATTCATGTAATCATATGTACCCAGCGGCCGGACTACAAAGTCTTACCAGGGCAGCTAAAAGCAAACATTCCCGCTGCGCTGTGTTTCAGGGTCAAAAACGGGGTAAACAGTGATATTGTCCTGGATAACACTAGAGCAGCTTATCTACCTAGGATTAGGGGCAGAGCAATTTGGCAGTTTGACCGGGAGATAGAGGTCCAGGTCCCTTGGCTGACGACAGCACAGGCTAGGGAAATGCTTCAAAGAGTACCAGAAAGAGCAGTAGCGCAAGAGGAACAAAAGGCAGAAATTTTGCCGTTTTAAGTGTTGCCAGATCTGTTTATCCACCTGTGGATTAATCTGTTGATCAATCTGTTGATACAGTTAAGCGGAAAGAAGGTTGAAAACATTGATTTAATGGGAAAAACCAAAACAAATACCTTTGGAAAGGTGGTTAAAGTGAGAAAGCAGGGATTAGCGAGACAACAGAAAATCATTGAAACGGTGGAGCGGGGAAAATTTTTCACTAGGGAGCAGTTAGAACAACTGTTTTTCAGAGACATCGCTAGTTCCAGGACAGTATGCAGCAGGGTATTGAAAAGGCTTGCCGACAGGAAGCAGTTGAAACGGAAGCGGACATATATTGGAGAGCAGTTTACTTATTATGTCGGCTCATGGAATCAGAAGGCGGGACACTATGTCCTGCTGAATTGGGTATACGTGGCGCTGGTAAAATACAGACCAAAGGAGATTTGGTTGCACACATTTCTATATGAGTACTTCTGCGAGATACATCAAGATGACCATTTCCTTGCTGACGGATTAGCTATCCTGAAAGACACAAAGCAGATTTATCCGCTTTTTGTAGAGGCAGATATGGGAACTAACCAGTTTCAAAAATTTGAGCAGTTTAACCGATGGTACGAATCTAGGCGGTGGACTGAAACATGGTGGGCGAAAGCATACCGGAAAGAAGAAGCTTTCAGGTTCCCTCAGGTGGTGGTAGTTTGCCGGGACCTGAAACGGAAAAATAAACTGCTCCAGCAGGAAAAGGAAGAGAACAGAAACGGGCTGCGGTTTGTTATCATGGCAGAAGAAGAATTAAGCCGTATTTATGATAAACTGAGGATATGTTAGAACCGTGCCCTCGGCACCTGCATTATCCTCACAGTTTCCAGGTCCTGAACCGTCAGACTTGGTGGCTGTGAGGATATTTATTTCAAGTATCACCTTAATTCTATAATGCAATGTTACTGAAAGGCAACACAAAATAAAATTGTTTTAAAAAAAAAGTGTTGACACATAGAAACAGTTAGGATATTATAGAGTTGACACATACATGTAACATTCCCAAAGGGAGTGTAATTTATGCAGCAGGAATTATTTTTCAATAAAGAGGCTTTTTTGAAACTAATGAAAGAGCACAATCTAAACCAAGCAGGTTTGGCCCGCAAAATAGGTGTCAGCAGAGCATGTATATGCCGCTATATGAACGGTTCCCGCAAAAAACCCAGCCCAAAAGTTATTGATGGCTTCGCCAGAGCGTTCCCCGAACACTCCATAACATATTATTTTTTTACTCCAAGTGTTGCACAAACGTGTCACAATGGAAATGAAAAGAGGGGTCCCAGAAGGGACCAGGAAAGTGGAGCGCATCAATGATGAAGCAGAACCTCTAGATGTTTTATGTGAGATTCTCCTAGATTACTTTTTGGAATGGGTTAAACAAGGGGGCAATCCTGATGAACTGGTGGATGGTTAGTTTAGGTGTTGGAGCGTTGTGGTTATTTGGGTTTGGATTGCTGCTCTTCTTTCTCTGGCTAGAAGAGAGGGAAGAGCGGCAGGAGAGAAGGTTGAGGATAGCGGCTTATAGAGAGATAGAAAGGAGGTCTTGTGATGGATGGACTAAGACCGGCACCAAAGCATGATTACTGCAACGGGGTTTGCGAAGGGTGCTTTGCGAAAAAGTGCCCCGGGCACTATATCTGCGATGCCAAGAATTGCAGGTTTAGCAACGGCGATTTCTCTAGCGATGATTGGTACTGCGAAGTAGAAGATTATTTCACAGAACCGTTATTTGACCTTGTTACACCCCTTGAAGCTGATTTGCACACACCGATGTGTCCGCACTTTTTACCTATTGAAAAATGCAAAGATGAAAACTTTCAAGTTTATGATTGGAGTATGTATGAGCCTATGACGATTGGTCCAGAGTTATATGATTTTAGACCGGAAGATGTGCCGTTTGCGCTGGAGATGTGCGACAGGTTCATGGCCGACTTGAGAGGGGAAGATGAAAGAGAAAGGAGGGAAGATGATGGCCGGTAAAAAGAGATGCCCCCTTTTAAGATCCCGCATTAGAACTAACGATCAAATTGGCGGTGTTACTGTCGAATTCGAGGAAGAACCTCAAGAGTGTATTGAGGAAAAATGCGCCTGGTGGATACAATCTAGCTGTGCATTATTCCGCATTGCAGAAGCACTGATATGTGAATAAGCAACCGAAGGGAGGTATGCAGTTGGCTGAAAATCTAAGAAACTTTAGAAAAGTAAAGAGGGTTGAATACTCAAAATGGGGTTGGTGCGAGAAAAAACAAGACTTGGTAACCATGAAAGAGTGTGAAGATTGCGGCTATCACGAAGCAGTATTCCCAGAAGGTCCTTATGTTTACAGTTTATGCAGCTGGAAACCTACAGAGGCACCAGAAGAGATGTGTCCGCGCAGAAGTACTGATATGTAAATAAGCAACCGAAGGGAGGGAAGAGGATGGGCGGCAATCATACGCCAGGACCCTGGAAGAAAAGTAGCATCATGGAAGGTGATGGAGAGTTTATCGAAATTAGCGATCAGGAAGGCAGATTAATTGCCGATGTGTGGGTGCATCATCCTGATGATTCTGCAGAAGGGCGATACATGTGGGAAGGAATAGCAAACGCTGCCCTAATTGCAACCGCACCAGAACTGCTGCTTGCGCTTAAACGAGCAAAGGACTATATCAAACACATGGGGGGTAGCCGAGGGCACATATTCGATTTACCCGGAAAGTTGGAAATCTTGGATAAAGTGATTGCCAAGGCAGAAGGGAGGGGAAAGGGAGGAGGTGAAGGCGATGACACGACTTGAGAAGGTTATGAAAGAAAAAAAAGAGGAACTCAAAAAGTTACTCCTTGAAAACTACTGCCCTAGCGATTTTGGGATAGAGGACAGATATGAAGAATCGGGAAAATACTGCGATCCCGCTACCAGAAATTGCGAAGCGTGTTGGAACGCCGAACCTGCCAGCCCCGTACGTATCAGGGTGTGTGTCTGGTGCAAAAAGGATGAAAAGCACATCCCGCTTCAGGACTGTGTGTCTTGTCGGTATAGCCGAGAGAATGACAAGACCGTCTTGTGTAGCTGGTCACCGGCGGAAAAGCCATGCGAGGGGTGAGGGATACCGGCAGGGCTGTGCGAGCCGGAGACATGCCAGGTTATGCAGGCAATAAAAAAGGGGCTTTGCGTCTAGGAGTGGTTAAATGCGTTCCATCATCACTTACTACGGCGGCAAGGGATATAGTTGGCGGCGGATCATCCCGCACTTTCCGCCGCACCACACATACGTTGAACCGTTTGGTGGTGCAGCGAGCGTACTGCTGAACAAGCCGCCGTCGGCGGTTGAAGTCTACAACGACATTGACAGCAATCTTGTGACCATCTTCCGCGTCCTGCGCGATCATCCTGACGAGTTGCGCCGTGCCCTTGAGTTGACGCCGTATTCGCGTGAAGAGTATGTGCGTTGCCTTGGGCCGCTGGACGGGCTTGACGATGTGGAGAAGGCGCGGCGGCTGATTGTGCGGTACCGACAGGTGTTTGGAGGCAGGGGGCAGACGGCGACGCCAGGGCGATGGTGCTATTCTGTTACTGCAAGCAGCCGCGGTATGGCAAAAGCGGTATCTAGCTGGCTTTCAACGATTGACGCTGTACTGCCTGCTGTGATCGAGCGTTTCCGTCGGGTACAGATCGAGAACCTTCCTTGGCAGGAAATCATTCGGCGCTACGATACACCAGAGACGCTGTTCTATTGCGATCCACCGTACCTGCTATCTACCCGCAATGGTCACGTCGGTTATGAGTATGAAATGACGGTTGAGGAACACCGGGAACTGGCGGAAGTACTGAATTCGGTCCGCGGCCATGTCGTGTTGTCGGGCTACGCGTCACCCGAGTACGACGAGTGGTATGCGGGATGGGAACGGGTCGAATTTGAGGCGGCCGTGTCCGTACGCCTTGACAAAGGCCGTTCCCACGATCGGCGCACCGAAGTCTTGTGGATTAAGCCCGTCGCCGAAGCGGGGAAAATTTAAGCCGCTATAAGTGGGAGAGGTTCAATAAGTTTTTTGTTAAGAGAGGATGGCCGGGGAGTGGTTGATTATGTTAACGGCAATCACACGACAAAAGATACCTGAAATAGAGCGACATCTGGAAGCGCTCAAGGCTGCGGATAGAGAGGGAGACATTGTGCGTCTGGAGAAGAGCATTAAAAAACTTGATAATGCTGTGTTCAGTTTGCGGGTAGAAATTTTTTGGATGCAAAGACGGAAGGAGTGTGGGTAACGGTAAATGATCTGCCCGTTATGCGAAAAGGGAGAGTTGTTCCCCGTCACCCACGCTGATGGGGAGCATAGCTGGCGCTGCAAATGGTGCGGGAAACTATTGTCAGAGCATTACTGGAAAGAGATGGATGGGAGGTTGGTGAAGCGAGATGAAAAATCTTCTGATTGATTTATGCATAACAGCACTAACCGGTTTTTTTGCTACCCTGGGTGTTGCGGCGGCGTTGCTGTTGTTGTCGCTGTTCGATAGGTGGTAATAAGATGCTAGATTCTGAAACAAAAGTAGCCGTCCGACAGGGCGATCCTCTCCTTCGGGAGGGGCTTTGCGTCTAGGAGTGGTATTGGCATAAAACTGTGAAATGATAAAAATTTAATGAAAATTGTGTATTGGGGGTGAAAAAGTGCTAATTGAAAGGAAATGGGCCATGCCAAGCAGCGAAACATTTTCAATAAAACCCATCAAAGAATTACTTCAAGAAGAAGTTGATGACGGGATTTGGTTAGACCCATTTGCAAGGAATAGTAAGATTGCGACCATCACGAATGACCTCAATCCAAACTGTGATACAGATTACCATATGGAGGCTACAGATTTTTTAAAGATGTTTCCAAATGAATATGCGGACGGAGTATTATTCGATCCACCTTATTCACCACGACAAATAAAAGAATGTTATGAAGGTATCGGACTTAAAGAATTTAATACCAAAATGGATTTCTATTCTAAAGTTAAAGACGAAATTGCAAGAGTAGTAAAACCTGGCGGAAAAGTAATTAGTTTTGGTTGGAATAGTATGGGGATGGGAAAAAACAGAGGGTTTGAAATAAAGAGAATTTTATTAGTTCCTCATGGTGGAGCAAAAAATGACACAATCGTAACTGTAGAAGTAAAGTTTTAATAATTAACTTACTGCATAGGAGGGGTAGAAATGTCTAAAAATCCGCCTAAAACCGTTATTTTCCCGTATCCGTTCAAAGAGCAGTGTGATATGGCGCTTTGCAGCAATCCGAAGAAATACACTATTGCTGCTGAAGGAAGTGCTCCAGGTCTCTTTTTTGGTATCTGTGAATATCATATGCAATCCCTGTTAGATGCTATTATTGAACACCTGGAACTAGGACCCATGCTGGCAAAAAAAATGAAGCTACCAACCAAGCTGACTGATACAAGAGAAGAAGCTGATTTATTAACTGCCAACCCGACTGATCAGTTAGATACCAACCAAACCGAGCAGTCCGATAAGAACGATGAAAGTAAATCTCATAACAGAGATACCGCTATTTGCCCTTATTGTAACAAATCATTTAAAGCCAGCGAATTGCGTAAGCACATGGAAAAATGTAATGCGGGACAAGATAAAAAAAGAAGAACAATAAAAGAAGGATGAACAGTCATGAACTTAACAGTTATTTGTGTGGCTGTTGCGTTTGTCGTTATCATCTTATTACAAGAATATCTTCATTATAAAGAGCGACAAGATCTCTATAATCGAATTATGGCAAAAGACTATATAGAATACAAAGCAACAGATGGAACGCCGCCGAAGGGCAGAAATGGGATTAAAAAGAACCTAGAAAAAGCGAAAAAGCCTTTATAGGAGCGGTTAGTCATGCAGGAACCTTTAGATAAAGAGCGTTCAGAAAAGTGCATGAAACTGTCTAGCGAAGAATATAAACTTATCGAGCTGATAAGGCAGATCGAGTGGGGGTCCTTTTTTGTGCAGGTTAAGCGATGTAAGCCGGTAATGGCGACAGAGATCAAGAAGGATATAAAACTAACAGAAGAAAAATAAAATATTGCTATTATCATTCTAATATGTTATGATATAAGTGATAAAATGTAATATTTTTAGTTTCCTGGACGAGGAAAACCCGACAGGAAGTTTCGGCGCAAAGCGCGCTGAGGCTTCCTGTTTTTGTTTGTGGGGGGGCAGGAAATGTTAGATTCCCTGAAATCTGCTGTAAAAGAAGGTATTGGCCGTGTAGTAACCAAGCTTTCGCCAAGCAAGTTTGGTTACAAGGAAGATCTTGTTTCCTTTGTAGAGCAGGAATTTACACGGCGCGAAACAGAGCGGCGGCCATACGAATTGCAGTGGCGACTGAACCTTGCCTTTCTGGATGGACAGCAGTTCGTTGATATAAATGAAGGGCTCATGGATTTAGACGAGATCCCCAAAATGTATTGGTGGCAGGAGCGGGAAGCGTTTAACCATATTGCTCCCATTATTGAGACTAGAGTAGCACGCTTTTCCAGGATGCAACCGAAACTCAAAACCAGACCTGCGACCAGCGAAGCGACAGACATTTCAAGCGCAAAAGTCTGCACTAGGTTGCTTGAATACACTGCAAATGAGCGTTTTTCGTCAGAGCAGAAGCAAGCACTGTTCCAATGGCTAGAAAGCTGCGGTTCTGTTTTTATTAAAAATATTTGGGACCCGAAACTGGGCAAGCGGGTTGGAGAGATAGATATTGGCGTAGAGACCAGAGAGTGGCCTGAAGAACAAAAACCAATCGAAGAACAATATAGGTTCAACACAGATGATTTAAGCGCAACAGGAAAACTTACAGCAGATCAGATCGAAAAAGAAGAGATCGCAGAAGATACACAAGTAGAAATTACAGATCAAGGCACAATAGCCAAAACTAGAATACCTCTTTACGAAGGAGACATTAATCCGATTCTAGTTCCTCCTTTTGAGATTTATCCTGATTCCTGTAGGAACCCGACTATAGAGGACTGCAGGAGTATCATCCACGCGAAAGCCTATCCGGTTGATATGATTTACGAAATTTGGGGCATACAAGTAGAGCCGGAGCCTGTAGATGCGATGGGAAGCACAGTTGCCTCATGGGGCAGTGCCGGATTAGGTTACGGTTCTTCTTACTTCCATAGTTCTACCGGGCAATTAGAAGGTTATGCCCGCGTTATCGAATACTGGGAACGTCCTACCTTGAGATACCCAAACGGCAGACTAATTGTTATCTCTAATGGGAAACTGCTTCATGTCAGCGATCTACCTTTTAAGGTTGGCGTTGACGGCGAACCTGATCTTCCCTTTGTGAAATTCGATTGCATTAAGCGGCCAGGTTGCTTTTGGGGAAGAACGATCGTCGAAAGGCTTATTCCTGTTCAGCGCAGATACAATGCCCTTCGCAACCGTAAAGCAGAGTATTTGAACAGGTGCGCTATTGGCCAGTTAGTTGTTGAAGAAGGCTCTGTTGATCTCGACGATGTTGAAGCCAATGGAGCAGCACCAGGTTATATCTTTGTGAAAAGACAAGGTGCTGAAGCACCTCATTATATGCAGAATCCGCAATTACCCGCAGCATTTAACACCGAAGAAGCTGAACTTTTGAATATGTTTACCATCATTTCTGGCGTATCGGAAATCACCCGTCATAGCAAAGCACCACCAGGAGTTAAGAGCGGGATAGCGATGGATATTGCTATCCAGCAGGATGATACCAGGCTTTCTCACACTGTTGAGAACTACGAAACAGGCTTAATCAAATGTGGCAAACAATGGTTGCGCCTTTATAAGCAAAAGGCTAAAGAGCCGCGACTGTTACGAACTGTAGGCAAAGACTTAGAAGTTGAACTGCTTGAATGGAGCGCGAGTGACATCCGTAGCGATGATGTGGTTGTTGAAACTTCATCGCTTGCTGCAGAGACCCCAGCACAACGCAAACAGATGGTTTTCGATCTGTTAGCGGCCGGACTGTTCAATGATCCGGAGACAGGACGATTGACTAAAGAAGGGCAGGTTAAAGTCTTTGAGCTTCTCCAATTTGGTGACTGGGAATTTTGGGACGATGTGGAGCAACTTCAAATTTCCAGGGCAGAAAAGGAAAACAAGCTAATGGCTGAGGGGCAGTTACCCCCAATTAAAGACATAGACGATGACACTCTTCATATTAGCCGTCATAACCGATTTAGGCTTACCGGCGATTTTGACCAATTGAACGCTAAAACAGGTGGACAAGCAGAGCAGATATTCAAATTGCATACCATGATGCATTTGGAACGGTTGCAACGGATAGCTATGCAGCAGCAAATGGCTATTATGCAACAGGCGATGGCTGCAAGACAAAATACGCCGGAACAAACCGGCCAGGAGGTATAAATTTATGCCAATCAGTGGAGAGGATGTTTTTGATCTTCAAATCTTTGCGGAAACAGCGCAAGAACCAGGAACGGAGCCTGTAGGGGGGTCGCAAGGCGAATCTCAAGGGGAACCGCAACCTGAACAAAGTTTAGAAGATGTTTTAGCCTCTATCTTAGGGGCAGAACAACAACCAGCGCAGACGGGGCAAGAACCTCCGTCAGCGCAGGGAACCGAAACAGAACAAAGTATTACAGAATCTGCATTGCAGCAAACCGTTGAGCCAGGCCAACAAACCACTACGACACAGACAGAACAGCAGCCAGATCTGATGCGGCAGATCTTTGAACTACAACAACAACAGCAGCAGATGATGGGGATGTTTGCTCAAATGATGCAACAGAACCAGCAATCCGAAGAACCCGAACCGGAGTTTGAGCCACCGGAAATGTTTACACCGCAAATCCCCGAAAATCTGCCGGAAGATCTTCAAGAAGAAGTAAACGAACTTTATCTTGATGATCCGGCAAAAGCATTAGCAAAGGTAGCTAAATGGCAGCAGGAGCAGCTAATTAAGCAGCAGCGAGAATACATGATTCAGCAGCAAAAAGAACAGTATCGAAGGCAACAAGAAACACAGCAGCAGTTTGTGCAAGGCTTTACCAAACTCATTCAGCAGTATGGCAGACAAGCAGTAGATGAACTAGGACCTAGGATTGAACAGATCATGCTCAAAGAGCATCCTGAATTGTTGAACTTTCCGCAAGTAGGAGTGCAAGTGGCCTTTCAACTTGCACAAGCGGAGAAAGCGAAGCAGACAATACAGTCAGATCCAGCAACCTTTTTGCAGCAACCGAATATACGACAAAAGATCAAGGATGCCGTAAGACAGGAGATTATTACAGAATACCTGCAAGGGGTGCAAACAAACAACCAGGCACCGGCAACCATAGCTGGACAACCTGGAGCAGCCCCTACAGTAACGTCTCCTAGTAAGCCGAAGACCTTTGATGAGGCTGTGGAGGCGATGTTGAAGGCGTATGGCAGTAGTTAATACGTTTCAAGGAGAGGATAAACAATGCCAGGAATTTTGGATATTACAGCAGCCGATAAAGCGTTAAAAACTTATTTTTTGGAACCTTGGAGATACCAGCTTAACGAAAAAAGCTCTGGCCTTTTGGCACAGATAGAGAGAAATAGCACATCTGTTGTAGGTAAGAATATTGATATGCCCTTCCGGTATGGCCGCAATGGCGGCTACGGTGCGGGAGATACCCTGCCGGAAGCCAACAGCCGGAAAACCGAGCATGGTGTTTGGGAAACAAAGAATATTTACGGACGCATTAAGATCAGCAACAAAGTTATTGAGGCATCTAAATCCGATCTTGGTGCTTATGCTAACATGCTCAAAACCGAGATGGATGATTGCTTGACCGATGTAAAAGAGAACTATGCACGCCAGGTTTTCGGTGACGGTTCAGGCAAAATAGCTATAGTTACCAGTGTGGATAATACCGGGGATGTATCTGTACTGACCATTGCACCTGTTAACGGCCTTTTCGGGATCGATGTCTTTGCAGAGGGTATGTTGATTGACATTTACAATTCAACTGGCTCTACAAAACGTAATACTAACCCTGTTGAAGTAACTATTGTTGATGATGTAGAGAGCAAGATTACTCTCAGTGTAAAGGATACTAACATTGCTGAAAATGACTTCATCACTGTGCAAAACTCTTACAACGAAGAAATGACCGGATTAGATGCAATAGTCAACGCACCTACCCTCTATGGATTAAACCGGTCAAGCCACAAATGGCTGAACTGCCAGAAAATCGCCGTTGACGGGGAAATTAATGAGCTTGTGATCCAAAAAGGTATGGACACAGCAAGAAGGAAAGCCGGTTCCGTAATCGACATTATCTGCTGTAGCTTCGGTGTACGTCGGGCATATCTGTACATGATGCAGTCACAGAAGCGGCAGGTCAACACCCTTAATTTGAAGGGTGGTTGGACCGCATTGGAGTATGCTGGTGGCGAAAGGTCTATTCCTCTTATGCCGGATCAGTATTGCCCTGAAGGGACCATGTACCTGATTGATTCTAAAGACTTTAAACTGTACGAGCTGGCTGATTGGAATTGGTTTGAGAGAGATGGAGCGATCTTGCACCGGATTTCCAACACACCTGCGTATGAGGCAGCACTGTATAAATATGCTGATCTGGGCTGCTCCAAACCGCGTGGGTTGGTTGTGCTAACTGGCATTACTGAACACTAAAAAAAGAGGTGGGGTGTTCTGCCTTTAGGCGGCACCCCGCTGATACCTATTTTTTGAAAGGAGTGTCGTAAAACGCTGAAAATGAGTGAAAGATGCTCCCTGTTTCCCATTGGGATGGATATAACACCGGAGTAAATTAATTCTTGAGGGAGTGATTAGCTTGTTCTTATCGGCAAGCGTTAAAGGAAAAGAAGTTGCCCTTGATTTACCGGGGTGGACAGGGAAAAAAATCACAGCAACTAGTGCTGGAGATATAGTAATAAAAGACAAGCCTGGCCTTGTGGGGCGGCTTGTAGCATTAACCGATGGCGTGAATGTTACTATCAAAGATAATGATACTGCTGTTTGGGAGACCATAACAAAGGTAGAAGTTGATTTTAGCTCTGTACCGCTTGTTTGTGGAGAAAAAATTGTTCTTAATTTTTCTGCTGCAGGAGAGGCTTGGATTTTATATCGCTAAAAAGAGGGGAGCATTATGCCTTACAAAAGCAAAGCCCAAATGAGATACTTCCACGCCAATCGAAAGAAATTGGAGCGGCAAGGCGTGGATGTTGATGAATGGGACAAAAAAAGTAAGAGGAGGAAGTTGCCGGAGAGAGCGAGGAAGTCTAAAAAAAGTAGGTGATCACATGGAGATCGATCTCCTCTTTAAATATGAAGTCAATAAACGGCTTGCCGGAAAACCACATCTAAGACCTGTGTTTGATGATCTGCACAAGATAGCAGAAAGAATTAGAGACATAGATCCAACACTGTTTATAGTCCGCAACCTTGAAAATAACTGCTATGAAGTGCATTGCCTAGAACATCGTCCAAGCACTTATGCATGGGTGGTTCCTTATCGTTATTTGGATGTTCGTACCCTGCGGCGGGCTAGGAAAAATAACATCTTAATGCGGGGCAGAGCTATCTTTGATGAAATAGATAAGCATAACGCAAAACTGGAGGAAACCAACAGACGGGATTTCATTAATGAGATAGATGCCAGGGCAAGGGAGGCGCGGTCATTATTTGCAAAGGCCGCATGGGGGACGTAAGCTATGAGAGCGATTGACATTATTAATTATGCTTCAAACAGGCTGTTAAAAAGAAACATAAACATAGAAGATGGGGTGGATTGGATCAATGACTGCCTCTTAAATGAAATGGGCAAAAATGCTCTTGTTTATGGAGAGGCAGTATTTAATAATTGCGAACCAAATGAAAGATATGATCTTCCATCAGACTTCATAGCAGTCAAAGCCGTGTACGACAATAAAGGGCACAAAAACACAGATTGGGAAGCTGACGAAACGCAAATAGTGTTTAAAGATAAAGGCGATTACACAGTGAAATATTATAGGAGACCAAAAACAATCAGCTTAGAAGATGTTGAAATAGACGAGCCGGATTGCCATCCTGCGTTGCACCTAGTTATTCCGTACTACCTGGCGTACAGATTCCTCAACGTGGACTTTTCAGCAGACAAAGAAACTGAAATTAGGTATCTGGAATTCCAGAGCAAACTTAATGAAAAATTGGGAGAATTGCAGAAGCGAAGTAGGTTTATAAAAGTATCTCCTTGGATGTGATGATATGCCGAAGTGGGAGATTAACGATTTTTCGGAAGGGATCGTTGATAAGATCGTTGATGATCACCTTACGCCAAATGCACTGAAAGATGCTCAAAATTTCATATCGATTAAATTTGGGAGCGCAGAAATAAGAGGCGGGCAAAAACACCTTAACGAATCGCCGCTCCCTGGGATAATTCAGGGGCTTTATTCTTACTACGGAAATGATAAGCGACAAATTATCACGGTAGCGGGAGGCAAGGCGTATCTATGGGATGCGCTAAGTGAGGCTTTTGTAGAGATAAAAGCGGGGCTTGATAATACAGCACCTACCCTTTTTGAAACATGCGTCAACTATATGGTAGCAGCAAACGGCATAGACCCTCCTTGGAAATGGGATGGAGAAACGGCAAGCTCTTTGGCCAATGCGCCTGCTGACGGGCAATTTCCCACACTATATAAAGAAAAATTATTCCTTGTGCCTAAAAGCGATCCTTCATTGATGCTGTGGAGCAAGAGCTTTTACCCCGAAGATTGGAGCGAATTGGATAATTATATGTACATCAATGAAGGTGACGGGGACAAGATAACTTGCCTTTACAACTTTTTGAATGAGCTTGTTATCTTTAAGCGGCGTTCAATCCATGTGTTGATGGGTACTAATAAGGATGATTTCAGGCTAACAACTCCGGAAACTAAGGTAGGGGCAACAGGCCCCAGGGCGGTAGCACGGTATCATAACTATTTATACTTTGTAGGTGAAGATGGTCTCTATGTTTGGAACGGAATGAGTGCAACAAACATCAGCAGGGCGCGGATACCGGGTCTTTGGAAAAATATTAACATTGAACACTTAGATAAAGCTGCAGTTGTAGCTTGGAAGGGTATGATCTGGTTTGCCTTGCCCGAAGGCAGGAGCAGTTATAACAACTTGGTTTTGGTTTATGTGCCTAGTGGCGAAAGTGGCAAGTGGTGGCTATGGCGAGGAATAAACGCTTCTTGCTTCTCGATATTTTACGATAAAAACGAAAACATTCTCTATTCAGGGGATTCTTATGCCGGATATGTAAACCGGCAAGACATTGGTACTGATGATTTCGGAAAGCCGATTTCTGCATATATGGTTCCTCCTACACTGGACAAAGATCCGGAAGTCTTGAAATATTTTTCTACAGCGCAAATAATGGATGCCCCTCAAGCAAATGATGTTGATATTCAAGTGGCGATTGATTACGGAGATTTTACTCCCTTGGAATACGTAGGCGGGGATGATTTAGTAAGGACTTACCGCTTTTTCAATGAATACAAAGGACGGGTGTTGCAGACAAAACTGCTGTGTAATACTACCAAAGGTTGCGAAGTGCGTGGTTTAAAGGTGCATTATGACAAAGTAAGGCTTCCAAGGTGAGATAAATGGCTATTCAACAGGATATAGTACAGCTACCATATAGAATCTCTGATGCAATGTCCAGAGAGCAATTAATTCTTGCTGTAGATCGCAATCTTAAAGAAATAGAGCGCATGTTGTCTATTTTACAGCAATATATGAAGCAAACAGGTAAGCTTATTATTGAAGATGCGAAACAGGTAATTACTCATGATGAAGAAGGAAACGCTGTTATAGATCCTAATAAATTAGCTGATAAAATGGTTGGTCTAAATCATGCTTTACAGATTGCGGAGAAGGCGGTAGGTAGTTTAAACCTTGCTCTTGATGCTGTTTTGCCGGAACACTTATCTGCAGCAGCAATTAAAGCTGCACAGCCGCAGTGGGCTACACATGCACTGAACAAAGATTACGTTGTTATTAATAACAGTCCCTTAAACGGATACATCGCATGGCAGAATGTGAAAATCACATATAAGGGTGAAGAGTACTCAGTAATTGATGGAAATACTAATATGAGATATATATGGTGGGATTACAATTATCCCACAGTAATGCAGACAACAGATGATTTTCCAGAATTAACAGATGATGATGTGTTGGTTTTTTTCAATAAATTTGGAGCACATCTTACTGTTCCAGGAGCAACAGTTTTGGATGGGGGGTTAATTGTTCCTGGAACGATCACAGCAGATGCATTAGCTGCGGCGTGTGTCCTTGCTAAACATATAGGGGCAGGCGAAATCATTGCTGTGCATATTAAAGCCGGAGAGATCACCACTGAGCACATCTCTGCTGATGGCCTTTCTTTCAACGTTATGCATGGTGGTACAGCTACTCTGGGCGGTTATGACAATATAAATGGGCTTTTATCTATTCTTAATGAACAAGGGATAGAGGTCGTTAGAGCAGATAAAAACGGCATAACAATAAATGCTGGTTCAATTGGTGGTAACGATGTTGCTGATCTAGAGACACAGGCAGGGGCGCAAGCAAAGATCGACGCTGTTGAGGTTGGGGGAAGAAATTTAATTCCCAATTCTCATATCTCCGAAGTCTTTACCCTGGACCCCCAAACTGCCACCTTCACCCGTTCCAGTGTCGCCTACCTCTCCGACGGAACACAGGTTGCCGCAAATACGCCACGTTTTGAGCAGGGCAAATTTGGCAAGGCGGTGCTGGTGGAGGAGGGGACGGTGAATCGCACTGACCCTAATAATCCAGGCATAAATTGGCATTCAGATTGGTCTGTGGAAGTTATTGCTCCACGTACTTTTAAGGTAACTGCTTTAAAAGACAATCCTGGAAGAAGCACCTATTTTGTAGGATTATTTTCAACTGCTTATTCAGCAGCAGCTAACGAATCCGTTACTTTGTCATGTGAAATTGTTGAGTGTTCAAATCCGTATATATATGTTTATTGCAACGGCTTTGGACGAATACAGGCTGGAGATTGGGGTACTTTAGGAAATCGTGTTTGGCGAACTATCACACACTCGAGTTCTTGGTCTCATCAATTAGGAATTGATGTTGGTAATGCTAATCTCCAATATATTCGTCAAGGGGACTATATTATTGTCAAAGATATTCAAATTGAAGCCAAACCCTACCCCACCACCTTCACGGACGGGACAAGGGCGGCCGAAACGCTCACCATCCCCACGGCGGGGGTGCTGAATCCGCAGGAGGGGACGATTGAGTTTTGGTGGAATCCCTTAGCGAAAACTCCAGGTACGAGTCCATCTCTAATTTCGACTGGCAAGTGGACTTCTGATAAGTCTCAAGATTGGCTGGCTTTATACTGGGGTAGTGGTTGGAATAATGCAAATGAAGTTAGGTTTGGCTTGGTAAATGGTACTACAAAGCAGGGTTATGTTGAGCAAGCGATAACGCTTAATCCAAGTCCATTTACGTGGTATTTTATTGCTTTTAAGTGGGACTTCGTAAACACACAAACGGCGAAGCTACTTATCTACAAGCCAGACGGCTCGTTATTGACAAAGCATGTTTCGCTAGCAGGCATACCTGCGCCATCATTCGCCGGGTGGGATAAGTTTTACGTCTTACAGACATGGAATAATGGGCCAAATAGAGCAAACTCACTCATCGACGACCTCCGCATCTCCAACCGTGCTCGCACGGACGAAGAAATAGCGGCGGCGTATGCAAGCGGGCAGCCGTTGCCGGTGGACCAGTATACGACATACAAGATGGGGTTTGATGATACCTTACAACCTACCGGCAAACATGAAAGGCTTGTAAATCTGGAGGCTGGGCAGAAATATACATTCAGTTCCCAAACTAGCGGCAATGTGCAATGTTCTATATACGAACCGACACTAACACATCCCGGACTGTCTATTCCTGCCGCGGATATGCCTGTGCAATTTATCCCTGATTGGACAGGGGAATACAAGGTAGCGTTTTCGGCGAATGAAAGTTGTAGCCTGAAAGCTAAACTCGAAAAAGGCAATAAAGCCACCGACTGGACACCTGCACCAGAGGATGTGGAAGCCTATGCAGAGCATAAAGCAGCAGAAGCACAGGC